CAAACTTAGCTTCATCTGTAGCTACAGCGAATGCACAAAGATCAGATGCTATGAATCAATTTTCTACGCAAGAAAGTAATAAAATAGCTGCACAAAATGCTAATAATGAAACAGGTGTATCTCAGGCTAACATGCAAACAGAAGCTGCTATAAACCAATTTAATTCACAGCTAGCGGACCAAAGAGAAAGATTTAATGTGCAGAATCAACAAGTTATTGATCAATCCAATACTAATTGGAGGAGACAAATTAATACTGCAAATACAGCAAGTGTAAATGCAGCTAATCAAACTAACGCACAAAACTTACTAAACATATCTAATTTTGCTATGTCATCTTTATGGCAACAATGGAGAGACGAGGCATCATGGACAAATGAAGCTGCTCAAAACTCTATGAATAGAGCACATAATATGGCAGTAGCTGCACTAGAAAGACAGACAGCATTTGATCTACAGGATCAAGAATCTAGAGACGCATTATTTAGTATGTTAGGAAGATTTGCTGCAGGAGTATTTGCATCATAAGGAGGAACAATGATAGATTTAATAGGTAATATATTTGGTAAAAAAATATTAGGGAATGCTCTTGGGGCGGTGTTTGGAGATAATAGCACCCAACAATCTAGAGGTTCTGTAACACCCCCAAGTTTTAGTAGTGCTTATATGACTGATAGCACTTATGAGTCTGAGGCAGGAAAAGCCGAAACTATAGATACATCTGATCCAAATGTACTATTACAGGTATGGCAAAGACGGTTATTTAGCGGTGAAGACTCTTACAGTAAAATAACATTACCAGATGTGAGGGGCTAATATGATAGAAAATATATTTGATGCACCTATTCCAGGACAATCTTTAACTAACACTCCCGGTAATTACCCTTGGGAGCACCCTCCTCAATATACTAATTTAGAAGATGCTACAGAATATGTGTGGGATATTTTACACAAAGAGCAAAACCTAGAACAGATAATAACATTTTTAAGAAATGGAATACCTGTAGAAGCTATTGCTAGAACTATGTTATTTGGCGGATTTATGGAAGGTAAATGGACTGTGGATGTTGCTATGCTAATAGCAGAAATAGTTTTTAAACAAATCATGGCTATCGGAATAAAAGCAGAAGTGCAAAATATTAATTTGTTTATAAAAGATCAAAGCACAAATAAATTTCACAAACAGTTTGCAGAATTTAAAAATATGAAAAACAAACGTAAAGCCAATGAAGCACCTAAAGATAAATTAAAATCTTTTGTAGAAGATATTAAAGAAGAGTTAAAAGAAAAAGAAACAGGTTTAATGGCAAAGGGGGATAAATAATGTCTAGAGCATTAATGAGTTTTACATCAGGATTTTTAGGCGGTGTTTCAGATATAGCTGCAGATAAAAAAGCAAAAGATGATGAATATCAAAAGTTAGTCACTGCGTTAGAGTTTCGTGGTAAAGAAAAAGAACAAGATTTTGAATTTGATCAAAAAAAACTTACACTAGCAAGAGAGAAGAGAAAAGACGCATTACTAGGGTTAGGATTTGAAGAAGATTATTTAGATGCCTTTGGTCAATTCGCATTAGAAAGTGATGAAAATACAGCAACTTGGCTACAGATGAATGAAACTCGTTATGGTCATCCTTTTTGGATGAGCACTCCTATAAAGCACCATCATGATAAAAGCTATATTGGTAAAACAGTTCAACAACTTCAGCTAGATTCTTTTAGTAAAAATAATACTTTTGATAATAAAAAGGTAGTTAATAATATTAAGAATGAAAATAACTTAACTGATAATGTGGCTGATAGCCAAGTTAGCGATACTTCTATAAGCGGTAATAACGTATCTAATACAACAAAAGGATATGGGTCCCCAATATTTGCAGATGCAGAATTTTTCTTTGGCAAGGCACAATTTAGAACAGGAGAACCTAAGGTATTTATAGGGGAAAATGGTGTTAAAGTAACTGCATTTCAAGTAGAGCAAACTCCAGGAGAAGGAGATTATGGGTCTACTTATTATGTCAATACTAAAAATGGCCATCAGACTCTGCCTAATGTATTTGGTAATAGTGATTATTTTGATATTACTACAGACACAGGTAAAAGATTGGCTAACCAATATTTCCCAACTATAAAAAGTGAAAAGCCTATGTCATTTCATATGTCAATAGGCGGCAATGCGTATGTACTACATGGATACGAAACAACAACTAGTGATAATAAAGTAAAGCAAACAATAGAGTACATGCCTTATGCCTTAACTTCAAAATATCCTGATCTTGTAACCTCAAAGTATATTGCATCTGAACCAGCGATCGAGGGTGCACCTGATGTTCCAGGAGCAGGGTTTATGACACAACCTGATATGGAATATTATTCATATGATGTAGGAGAACTGCGTAATAATCTTCAAGCAGCAAATTTAAACTTTACTCTTAACGCTTTTAATGAAGGTCAAGCAGATGAATTTAAATTAGCACAAACAATAGCTAATGTAAGAGAAGGAGAACCTAGAGAATTAAAGTTAGTAGATAGAAACAGAATAAAAGCATTAAATATAGCACCGTCTTCAGGTTTTGACTTTAATAATCAGCAATTAAATTACAATAAATTTGATGATAGCTATTTTATAAACGTATTTGGTAATACATCTACTGATAAAATAAAAAGAAATATAATTACAAATATATCTGATCCTATATTTGATGCTTGGATGAATAGAAATATTAGTCAAGAAATTAATGATGCCTTAGGTATAGATGGAAATTCTGACAATGTATCTGCAGCTACAGTGGGATCTAAAATAGGGTTATTTACAGATCAAGTAGCATCTAATGTTAGATCTTACTATTCAGACTTAGCTAAAAGTTTAAGTGATGATCAATTTGCTGAATTTGTATCTCAGGCACCTAACCCTACAGTTCTAGGGGAACCTTTAACAAAAGAAAATATTGATGCTTGGGCATTAGAGTCATTAGCTGAAATAACAAGCTTTGATGATTTAATGGATTTTAACAATAAAATAAATGAAACCAGACTAGCAGATTTTGATACTAGCGTTAGCAATGCTATAGGTAGTATAGAAGGTGCTAATGGTGATGTAGCAACAGGTATGTCAATAATAGACGGTATTATTTTAAATAACATGGCTCAAGATTTAGATACTGATTTACTAGGTGCAGAATTATTAATTGCATTTAATGGGGATGCTACCCTTGCTAACTTAGTAAATAACAACTATGTTGCAGGGAAAATAGCACAGCTAGACTCTGAGGCTTTACCTAAAAAAGCTATAGGAGAAATCGACAAAGAGCAAGAAGAAAAGGCTAAGAATCTAGAAAGTATAGATGTAGAACAATGGTTAAGAGACGGCTCTGTAGATGCTATACCTAAAATACCTTCAGAAGCTTTAGAATGGAAAAAAACAAATGCTTCTGATCCAAATGTTAAAAATGCTGCAGGAGGTCAAGGATCTTTATATGATAAAGATACAGGTTTCTTAATATTTAAAAATCCTGAGTTACCTGCAGGTGAGGTAGACCCTAGACCAGGAGGAGATAGCCCAACTGCAAAATCAGGATTTGCTAGCAAAATAACACAGAACTGGGATTTATTGTATAGTAAAACACATAACGCAGACGGAACACCAAAAACAGAGGAGTAATTATGACAGAAGAGGAAATTAAAAAGTCTCTTTCTGGTTCTTTACAAAAAGCTGTAAATAAAAATGAACAAGAGAGAGATAAAGATGATCAGCCATTTTTACCTAAAGTTGCAAAAACATTAGAAGATATTGCAGTTCAAACTGCAGGTGGTATAGTTGATGCTAGTGAATCTGCATATAATTTTGTTGTGCCTAAAAGTATGGAAGTAGAGTATAGTGATATAGTCCCTGAAGCAGAAACACCAGTTGGAGCATTTATAAGACCTGCTGCTCAATTCTTTATACCTTATACAGGAGCATTTAAAATAGCCAAAGGTGGTTATATGTATGTTAAAAATGCTAAACAGCTAAACTCAACTGTAAAAGACTTAGTTGCAAAAGGTATTAAAAAAGAAAATATAATAACTAAAAAGAGTAAAGATGGTCAAAAGTTTGTATTTTTAGAAAAAGGAAAGGTAAAGCAAAAGGTAGAAGTGCCTACCACTAAAACGATAAAAACTAAAACAGTTAAAGAAATAGAACCTAAAACTTCTAATGAAGTGCTTATGCTACAACTTGGGGGAAGCCCAAAAACAATAACCATTCAAGGTACAAAAAAAATACCGTCAACAAAAACTATAACAAAAACTAAAACAACAACAAAAAAGGTAGATGAAAAACCTATTAAAACATCTTTAACAAAAGGCGAAACTGCAGGTATTGCAATAGGTGCAGGTGCCCTATCTGATGCAATAGCTTTTGCACCTTACGATCCTAATCTTGCAGACTTTTTAGTAAGATTTCCTGCTACAAAAAATGCTTTAACACAATGGTTACAAACAGATCCTAATGGAGATCCTGGAATGGAGCGTTTAAAAAATGCTATTGCAGGAGGCATACCCTCTGTATTTATACCTGCATTTTTATCAGGTGTATCAAAAGGTTTTGTTTGGAGTAAAAACAAAATAGGCAAAACAGGTGCAGATTTTTTATTAAAAGATACAGAACCTAAAGCAGGGCAAATATATATTACCCCAAAAGGCGATAGGATTCAAATATTAGATATAATGGAAGTCAATAAAAAATTAGGGATAAATAATAGAACAGTAAGAACTAAAAATTTAGACAGGCCTAGTAGAGAAGTTGGAACAAATTCTTATGATACATTTGTAGACGGTATAAAAGATGGCACATTTAGATTACAAGATGCAGGAAGCAAAGTAACTAAAGGCGTAATAGGTGCAGAAAAAACAACCACCAAAGGTGCACCTAAAAAAGTTAAAGGTAAAACAGAAGAAGAAACTAGAATAGAAGAGCAAACGGAAGATGCGTTTCAATTAAAACCAAAAGATAGCAAATTTACTGTAGGTCGTCAAGTAGCTGAAAAACCAAGTACTGCAGAAAAATTAAAGTTAAACTTTTTTAATAGTAGTATTGTAAAAAAATTTACTATAGATTTTTTAGATAGTAATAGAGGTCTAAAATATCTAGAAGATGCAGCTAGTAAAAAGGGAGTAGATCTTGCAAGACTTAAAAATTTATATAGTGAAGGACTAGGTGTATATCAGGAAGCTAGATTCTTACCTGCTATAGGAGGTATGGTAGAGCACTTTTTATTTAAAGGTACTTTTAGATACAACAATGCAGGGCAAATGGTAGGTACGGCTAATGATGGACTACAAGGTCTTCTACAAAAAAGTTTGGGTAAAAAATATGATGCAGATGAGTTTTTTAATTATCTAGGAACTAAAAGTGTTTTATCTATGAATAAAGCAAAGTTTGAAGGTCTTTTTCCTAATGTAAAACTAAGAGATCAAATAAAAAAAGATGCTAGGATAGGAGACGCTATACCTGAATATCAAACAGCTTTAAAAGAAATAGATAGATTTAACAGAGAGTTAGTAGACATAGCAGTAGACGCACAACTAATATCAAGAGAGACTGCAGATAAGTTATTAGCTGCAAGAAAACACTATGTGCCTTTATATAGAGATATGTCTCTAGATGATAGTTTTCTTTCCAGGGCACGGGGTGGTGGCACTGCAGTAAAAAGAAAACTAGAGGCTAAAGTGCCTATAGGTTTTGGTAAAGATCAACTACCTTTAAAAAATCTATTTGATAACTATGTAGAAAACATAAATAGTATTATTACAGCCTCTTATAAAAATAAAGTATTAGCAAATACATTTGATCTTATAGATGCAGGTAAATTAGATAAGTGGGCTAAGAGAGCAGAAGGGCAAGGTAAAAAGAAAACTGTAGTTACTTTAAAAAAAGAAGAGCTGCAAACACAAGTATTTAAACAGAAAGGTATTGAATTAGATCCAGAAGATCTAGAAGATCTAGACAATTTAAGTTTATTTAGATCTGAAAAAATGCAATTAAAAGAAAGAGAATTTGTTGTATTTAGAAAAAATAAACAAGGAAAAATAGAAAAGACTATTTATGAAGTTGAGAATCCTCTTTTATTTGCAACATTAAATTCAATTAGCCCTAAACAATTTGCTACAGCAAATGCCTTTGTAAGAATAGCTAGAGATTTTAAAAACTTATTAACAAAAGGTGTTACTATGGACCCTGGATTCTTTGCAGGTGCCAACGCATTAAGAGATACATTTTCTGCAGCTATTTTATCTAGAAATAAGTTTTATATACCTATACTTAGCACTGCTGTAAAAACATCACAAAGATTTCAAAGTAATTCTAGAGTAACTTTACCTGATGGTACAGTCACAACAAATAAAGAGTTATATCAAGAGTTTCTTCTAAATGGAGGGTCTTTTGGTTCTACATTATGGAGAGGAGAAGTATCTGAGGGATTCTTAAAAGAATTTCACAGAAAGTTAGGATCTAATTATAAGGATGTATTAGATAGACCTAAAAAGTTTATAGATAGATACGGAGATGTGGTCACAGGTTTTGAGAACGCTTCTAGATTTACAGAATTTGCCATGCTAAGAGCAAGAGGTATATCAGCAAGAGAAGCTGCATTTGCAGCTAGAGAAGTGGCTGTGGACTTTGGTATGCATGGTGCTAATCAATTCTTTAGAAACTATGCATCTACGGTACCTTTTTTAAATGCAGGCATACAAGGTATTTATAGAACTGTAAGGGCAATACAAAATCCTGCAGAAAGAACAGCGGTAGGTGCGAAAATAGCAGCTTTTGTAGGAACGCCAACTTTGTTATTATATATATTAAACAGAGGAAATGAAGAGTATAACAATACTGCACAACAAATTAGAGATTTAAATTACATGATACCTATTGGTAATGGTAATTTTATAAAGATACCTAAGCCTTTTGAATTTGGTGCAGTAGGGACAATATTAACAAGCACGCTTGAAACTTTTGACGGAACTAAAGAAGCTGATGATTTCTTTTTAACAGCTTGGACTGTGCTTAAAAATCAATTTAGATTATCTGCAGTCCCTCAGGTTATATCACCTTTACTAAATACTGCATTTAATAAAACATTCTTTGGATCTCCTATTATACCAGAAAATATGAGGCACAGCTTGCCTGACTATGGTCAATCATATCCTTGGAGTAGTAACGTAATCACATCAGCTATAGAAAACGCACCTCCTAATATTAGGAAATATTTAATGTCTCCTATTAAATTTGAAAACTATTATAGAGCGTACACAGGTGCTGTTGGTGGATACATACTAGACTTGATAGATTCTACAGTAGATATATTTAATGATAACAAAATGCCAGATAAAAGATTAGATGAATTGATATTTGTTAAAAGGTTCTTGCAACTAGACCCTAATAAATTTACACAAGCAGAAGCTGATTTCTATAGACTTAGAAAAGAATCTGATAGAGCAGTCAATATAGCTAAAAAATTCAAAGATGAAAATAAAATAGAATTATTACAAGAGTTATATGAAGATAAAGAATTTGCAAAATTATTAGGAATAAGCCCTAGACTTGAAAGGATTGCGGCAAGAGTATCAGGGATTAATCAACAAAGAAATCTTATTATACAGAATAAAAGACTTAGTTCGACAGAAAAAAGATTTAAAATAGATTTACTAGAAGAATCTTTAGCAGATTTATTTAATGAGTTTATGGACGAAATAGAAGCAAATGATTTAGGTTTATAAGGAGGAATAATGTTAAATATGTTAATAGGACCCATCGCAAATATGGTGGGTGATACAGTCAAAGGTTTCGTGGAGACTAAGAAAGCAAAAGCAGACTTAGCACTTACGGAAATAAAAGCACAGAAGAGTCTGAAAGAGCAACAAATAGCAGGCAAAGTTAAGTGGGAGGCTAGTGCAGTCGATCAAATGAAAGGGTCTTGGAAAGACGAGTTTGTTTTATTAGCCCTGATGGTTCCCGCAATTTGTGCATTCCTTCCTTTCATGCAACCACACATAGAGCGAGGGTTTCAAATTTTAGAAAGTTTACCTGAGTATTATACCCATTTATTATATTTAGCCTGCAGTGTCAGTCTGGGGGTTAGGGCGGCACCAGGTATTAAAGGTATGATTAGTAAAAATAAATAGGAGAAAATATGGTAGATGTAATGAAAGCTGAATTGATGCAACGGATTAAGGAGCATGAAGGCTATAGGCTAGACCCCTATCACTGCACAGAAGGATTTTTAACAGGGGGCTATGGTCATAAAATATTACCAGGAGAAGAGGTTCCTACAACTAAAGAAGGTTGGGATAATTTATTTGAGAAAGACTTTAATAAAGCATGGGATAGTATGGAGAGATTATGTACAGATCATAATTTAAACATAGCAAATAAAGCAAAGGGTATTCTATGTGAAATGATTTTTCAAATGGGTTTTGCAGGTGTCAGCAAGTTTCGTAATATGATTGTTGCCCTACAAAACAATTCGTATACGACTGCAGCATCTGAGATGCTCGATAGTCGTTGGGCAAAGCAGACCCCCAATCGTGCACAAGCACTAAGTAAACAAATGGAGGAAGTATGATAACAGAATATATATCAAAAGCTACAGATAAATGGAATGGTCTTAATAAGAAAGGCAAGGCTATTGTAGTTGCTGTGGCTGTAATTATAGTAATAGCTTTAGTACAAACAATTTAATGGCTAACGGGATCATGTCAAATGTTGACGAGACATCGCCACCATCGGCTAGAAAAGAGTTTTCTTTAAAATTTTTTGAAGACGCACTAGCCAATGATCCCATAGCACAATTAGGATTTGATCCTTCAACTGCTGCCATGTACCCAAATACTTTAACTGACAATTACATAATGGGGGCAGGTAGTATGGGTAAAGTTAGATCTGAATCCGATCACCCTTACCTAAAAGAAGTAGCTAGAGTTAGACCCGATTTAGAAGGCCAGTTAGGACTAATGTATCACCCTAATATAACAACTTATGATCCTGCTTTTAAAGCGGTCGTAATGCATGAAAGCAGGCACAGAACTAAAAAGCTATACCCTGAAGTCTATAAAGCGTTTGATGATTCTATTTACGCACAAGGTAATTTTAATAGAGAAGGAGAAGAACTACTTCAAAGATTTATAGATATGAGACTTTTTCCAGAATCTAAAGAAATTAATAAAGATTACATATCAGATACTATAGAAGGTTTACGAATACCTAATAAAGATAAAACTAAATATATAGCTTTAACTTATGATAGATTAGAATCCGATATGAATGAAATAGCAGATAAAGTTATCGAAGCCTCTACAAAATTATTAGGAGATAAAAATATAAAAGTAGAACCTAAGAAAAAATCATTACTAGATAAAGGTTTTAATCTATTAGGTTTAAACAAACCTGATTATGAAAAATTCAATAAGGCTATGCCTTTCTATGAATATACGAAAAAAAAATGAAAAAGAAATCTAAGAAGCCTAAACCTGCATCTCGTAAACAAGATAGGGAAGGGCTTCTTAGAATGTTAGGAGTAAAATATGGCAACACAACCAATAGAAAATCTAAAACAACCTTTGATGTCTCAGATAGTAAGAGAGCAACCTGAAACTAATATGCAAGGTAATGTTACAAATACTTCCATTGTAAAAAATTTATTAGATGCTATGAGAGATATTAATTTTAATGATTTAGTGAATACATTTGCTGATATGTCAGCAGTTAAAAACCCTGTAAACACAAATACAAAAGCTACAGAAGGATTAATGGCAGAAGTTAAAACACCCCCTACGCCAAAAGAAGTACAAGACTCTCAGTCACAAGAGCAGCAAGAGTTCATCGCACCTGAAGCACCGACACCCACTTCAGATGCTATGAAAATGAATCAAGTATACAGACCCCCTGCAGCTGTAGAAGAGAATACTGGTACAGGTTTAATGACTGCAGTTTAAAGTGCGTTTACTAAACTTGTAAGTTCTTCATCAAAGGAGTGAGTCCGGGACTTACAGTGACTCACTATAGCATTTATCATACTAGGATAATAACCCTTACCTAATTTTTTAGTAACTTCTTTACTAGGCAAAGACTCATGGTCAACTACCACAGCCCCTTTATCAGTTATAAGGACTGTGGTTTTAAATAAGACAGCAGTGTCTTTCATTATTTTTTCTTATCGCCTTCCTGCACAAACTCAGGTTTTATCTTTGGATCTAGTTTAGGTAGCTTAGTGAGTAAAGCTATTGCCTGCACTACTTCTGCATAAGGTCTTGTAAACATGTATTTTAATATACTGTTTATCTGCTCTTGAGTTATTAAATAATTATTGTCCATTTTCCTCCTGTATGGCATATACCATATATCTTTTATATGAAAATCCCTGAAGTTGATCTGCCTCAGCCCTAATAGCAACTAATCTTTGTGCCGTTTCAATGTCATCGAAATGCCCTATAACATCATGGTCTACCTTCTCTAAAGTTTTATATTCAGTTGCCTCAACAACTACATATTTAGGTCTTATTACATAGCTAGTCATTGTGTTTGTTTTAACTCCCCGGCTATAGCACTATAAGCTGCCATATCTATATAAGTATCTTCAGTTACCTTACCTGCCTTTGTTCTGGCCATCTTAAGTAAGGTCATCATCAAAGCAACATCATGTCCTGTGATATTCACATTTAAAAATGCAGACCAAAGCCTGGCTATATTATTATGCATAACCTCTTTATCCCCATATTCTTTTGCCCTATCTCCTGATATAAGTTCATCAGCTATATTCAGCAACTCATTTGCGTTTTTCATATTTCTTTTTTAACTCCTTAATATTTATTGTTTCTAAATCGTATTCGCCTTTGTCTACGTTTCTTTTTACTATTAGCCCACTCCACCACAATCGTTGTGAAGCTTTAGCAAAAGGCTCTCTATGGTGTAGATAGCATCCTGCATTCAATCCCATAATCTTTCTGCCATTATGCATAGATCTGATTGCATAATCAAATAAATGAGAATGTCCTACAGTAGCTGATTGAAAGTTCTTTTTCAATAAGTTAGAAGCTACATAATCTCCGCTAATAGGTTTACCCATCACACCACTCGCTATATTATGGCAATATAATATGCCATCTACCTCTATTATCTTTTCATATTCATGGACCTCCCATCC